ACTTCGTGCAAACTTTCTAATTAAAGATATAACAGGAACTTTTTCATCTGGCGCTGTATTAACTAATCCCGGCACAGGCACGGTAAGATCATTTGATCAGTCAACTCAAGTACTGTCTGTTTCTCTTGAAGATACGATTGCGATAGAAGGTGAACAAAATGGAGACACACCTACTGAGGGTATGCGTCTAGAAGATTCTCTAATCGATCAGTCTTATGTTGATGTTAATCTTATATCAAATGCTGATCTTGTCTATGGTGAAAATCTTGTTGATGCTGACGGAGACAGAATTTTAATAGATGCAATTGCTGCACGAACGGATTTCATTCTTCTGGAGGATGGATTTGGCGAACTAGTTATGGAGTTTGCCGAAACTAGGGGGTCTTTCTTTGATATAGAAAGTGGTACAGGAGATGCCGGTGTTGTAATAACAGAGGACTATGACTATATTGTTTCTGAGGATGAAGAGAATGAACTTCCGTTTGAATACGATACTCGTCAAATTAAATTTGTGCAAGAGACTTCTTCTCCCGATACAACTAAAATAAATGTTGGGGACTTTGTTGTACTTGATGCAGACTTGGTTTATGAGGAAGAATTGGTTCTTGATGCTAGCGCGGCGGGTGTTGATATTGGTGAGAAAATTCTCTTCAATGCGACAGCTGCAAGTGGTGTAGATGATCCTAGTAATCTTATTGTTATGGAGTCTGGAGATGAGGCTAACAATGAACTTTTACAAGAGACTGAACCATTTACTAATATCTTATTGGATGGAACAAACTCTTCTAACTTACATGAAGAACAAAAGATATTATTTGAGGATGCCGGAGCAGATTATCTAAGCACTTCAACTACAATATCTACCGCAGCTGCGTCTGCAACAATCATTGATGTTGATGTTGCTAAAGCATCTTTTGGGTTAGGAACAACTGTTGAGAAGACAGGTTCCTTTAGTGGTATTGAAAGTTTGATAGGTGAAGCGCTTATTAGAATTCAAGACTCTTTTTACTACCAGCAGTTCTCTTATGAGATACAAACAAATGCCAGTGGTAATTCGTATTTAAATGAATTGAAGAAAGCAGTTCATCCAGCTGGATTTAATGTATTCTCTAAAGTTATTCAGACAAGTTCTGTATCCATGAAGGTTGGGACAACTGGTGCAAGTCTTGGTAGAAATGATTATGATCTTAACACCTATAGTGCAATTCTTGCATCCACGTTTACAACTCTGTTTAGTGAAACTGTACAACGGCGTCTTGGTGTTCAGATTGAAGAAGAGGATGAGATTCTACTAGAGAGTTCTATAATTCAGCGCGACGGTGATAAATTTATTCTTGAACAAAATGATTCTGTTGTAGATACTGGTGCTCCAAGAATGGACAGCACTGATGATAACATGGACTCTGATAGCATCACTATGGATGGCATAGGGTTGTTTGGCGTTGGAATAAATACAGATACCTTCTTATTGCGATATGAAGATGAATTGTTTGCATACCCAGACTTTGAATCAATTGTTGTTGAATATGGAACTGACGCTGGTGAGTTTGGTATATTGCTCACAGAAGATTTGGATCGTATTGTTTCAGAACGTGCAGAGATAATATCAAATAATCTTGTTCTTGATGGAACGGAATCTGGTCACCTTCCACAATCTCAAGACGATGCTGGATCAAATATTCTAACTGAAGAGGGCAAATTTTTGGGGACTGAAGATGATTTGCGTGATGGCATATCTTTCTTACTTGGAGAAGATAAAAGTGTGTCTCATAATCTTCTGGACGAAACAGATGCCGATGTATTTGTTTATGATGGAAAAGCTGACTTAAATGTAGATGTATTCTTACGACAGAATATTACAACCAAGGTAACTGCGAGTGTTAATGTTGCAACACCCAATGGTCTTGAATTTCTTGCAACAAAAACCATTGAGAGTATTACAGGCGATGGTATTGAACTGGAAGTTGGAAGTGCTCAAAGAGGTAGTCGTTTGTTACTTACTCAAACTGATGGTAGCGCAACAGATTTAGGCGATCATATTTTATTAGAAGCCGCGGTAGATTTTAATCTAAATCAGAGTGTAACTAGCACCACTTACACATCTCTAGGATATTCTAGTAATAACTTTAGTAGAGATTCTTTGGTATTCTTTCCAAATGAGAATGATGGTCTTATTGATGACACCATCATACTTGAGGGCCAAGAGATTGGAACATTTAAACTGGAAGATGGAACGACTATTGCTACAACATTTGGTGATGATCTTCTGTTGGAAGATTCTACTGGATTTGGTGTTGGTCAAAAAATACAACTTGAAAGGACGTTTATTGCACTAGAAGATTCATTAAACACTGGTATGCCTCCATTTGATGTATCTGGTAACACCATACTTGATCCGTTCAATACACCATCCGATATTTTTGTCAATCAAACTGGTAAATTGACTGCTGAAGATGATTATGATTTCATAGTGTTCAGTACTGCGGCAGATGAGAATGATCAGATCATTCTTGAGGATGGAACTGAAACTGATTTATACATCCAAGCTGTATTAAATCCACCATTCTCAACAGATTTAACTTTTGCATCTAATAATTTAACTTTTGATAGCAGCTTATCTTTTGATACATAAACGATATAAATAGAATAAAGGAAGAAATCTATGTCAAAATCAGTAATAGGACTCGGTGGATCAGCGAATGATGGTACAGGTGATTCTTTAAGAGCAACAGGTGCAAAAATAAATGCTAACTTCACTGAGATTTATACTCTAGTTGGTGACGGTAGTTCTTTAACTTCTGATACGGTAACACTTAATGCTGCAACTCAGACCCTTACAAATAAATCACTAACAAGTCCACAGATAACCACAAGTATTTTACCAGCATCAGCTGACGGTGCGACCATTGGTAGTGCAACGAAAGAGTTTTCTGATATTTTTCTTGCAGATGGTTCTACAGTTCAGTTTGGTAATGATCAAGATGTTAAGTTGACACACGTTGCTGATACAGGATTGTTGCTTAATGCTGCAATGGTGGTTCAGTTCCGTGACTCAGCAATCAATATCGGGTCGCCAGCTGATGGTGATCTAGACATTAATGCTGATGATGAAATTGAACTTAACTCAACCTTGATTGATATTAATGGTAATGTTGATATTAGTGGAACACTTGCACAAGCAGATGCCATAACAATGGCTACAAATAAAAAGATAATATTCCGTGACGCTGCTATTCATATCAGTTCAACTGCTGACGGTGATTTGTCAATCGCTGCAGACGATGAAATAGACTTAACTTCAACTTTGATTGATATTAATGGTAACGCAGAGATTAGTGGAACACTTGCACAGGTTGGAGTTGCTACATTTACTGGTAGAGACATTCACAGTGGGGGCATTACAATTGCTAATGCTGGACAAATTGGTTCAGTTGGAGATGCTGACGCTATTGCGATTGCTTCTGATGGTGTGGTAACCTTTAGTCAAGCTCCAGTATTTCCTGATGGTTCTATTCCACTTGCAGACCTAGACATCGATGGTGCAACAGATATTGGTGCTGCAATCGTTGATGCAGACTTGTTCATTATTGACGATGGCGCTGGCGGTACAAATAGAAAAGTTGCTGCATCAAGAATTGCCACTTATATTGATGCTGGATTACCTAGAGGTTATCTATCGGGTATGGGATTATCAAACGCAACTGATACCGCTCATGATATTACTGTTGCAGTGGGCGAAGTAAGAGATAATGCAAATGCCGTTGATATCGTTTTGGCCAGTGCGATGACTAAAAGGATTGATGCAACTTGGGCATCAGGCTCAGGTAATGGTGGTTTGGCATCAGGTGTCTCTTTGGGAAATAACACATGGTATCACGTTCATGCAATTGTTGTTAGTGGTAGTGCTGATATTGGTTTTGATACGAGTATAACTGCTGCAAATCTAGTTGCAAACAATAGTGCTTCTGCATTTAGACGTATTGGTGCAGTTCTCACAGATGGTTCGGCAAACATTTTAAACTTTATTCAAGATGGTGATGAATTTATCTTTAAGGCACAGATTATAAATATCAATGCGACAGCTATTGGAACAGCAAGAGTTACACAAGCAGTATCAGCCCCTCTAGGGGTTCAGACTAGAGCAATTCTTGGTTTGGTTGGTCAAGTTGCTAATGCTAATAATGGAGTCCGTGTCACACTTACACACCCAGACGTAACGGATGCTACTCCAACTAGCCAAAATGCTAATAATGCCGGTGAAAATTCCTCTGATAACAACGGTACATTTGCTAGTGGTACACACATTGTTCTTACGAATACGAGTAGTCAGATTGCTATACGTCAGGACTTTAACTCTAGCTTATCGATGAACACAAATGGTTATTACGATAGAAGGGGACAAGGTTAATGACATATCAAGCAATAGGATTAGGAACTACCGAAGGCGACGGTACAGGTGATACTCTTCGTATCGGTGGTGACAAAGTAAATGATAACTTTGTTGAAATTTATACCTTGTTGGGTACAGGTTCTGCTTTAAGTTCTGGTATTAGTGCGACAGCTTCTGTTGTTACTCTTGCGGGCCCATCGATTACTGGTGTTGCATCATTTGCAGACGGTAGCGTATCAGCACCAGCAATTACGAATACGGGTGACACAAATACTGGTATTTACTTTGGTGCTGCTGATACAGTCAACGTCACCACTGGTGGAACTAAAAGAATTGACATAGATAGTTCTGGTTTAGATGTAACAGGTAATGTGACAGCAACAGGAACAGTAGAACCTGCTGGTGACACTGCTGCGGGTGATAATGCTGCAATTGGTTACACATCTGCCGAGGGGTTAATTCTAACGGGTCAAGGCAGCACAAACGATGTAACAATTAAGAATGATGCTGATGCTGATGTAATTGAGATTCCGACAGGAACTACGAATGTTGCCATTGCTGGAACTTTGGGTACTGGTGGTCTTATTACTTCTGGTGCGGGTATTGTAATTGCCAACGCTGGTAATATCGGTTCTGTTGGTGATACAGATGCCATGGCAATTGCTTCTAATGGTGTTGTAACATTTAGTCAGATACCAGTTCTTCCCGCAAATTCAATTTTAATTGCTAACTTGGTAGATGATTCAATAACAGAAGCAAAAATGGCCGATGATGCGATTAGTTCTGTTCAGTTAAAAACTCTATCAACTCTTTTGATTAAAAACTCAGGTGGTTCGACTTTAGCAACATTCCACACAGCTGGTGCATAATGGGAGATGGTAAGTGACAGTTCGAGCACCACTAAAATATGTTAATACCGGAGAACTTAGAGAAATGTCTACTGCTGAAGTTACGGCGTGGGTAGATCATATATGTTATTTGTATGGTGGCAGTCCGTCTGTCACTCTAACAGTTGATACGGGTTCAGCACAAAACTTGCAGGCAATGTCTGATACGAGATTACAAGCTGGTGCTGCGTCCACTAATGCATCTGCATTTGTTGCAGAAGGTACAACTGCTGAACCCGGCACAGTTACAGTAACATATGATCGCGTTGCTCAAACATATGCAAGTGTTACTCCTACATCAGACAGTGGAACAACATGGCCAGTATATTTTGACTCCAGTAGTAAATCAATTATTGCAATGCCACTCGCTGATATTAAGGATACATTTCTACATCCTGCAATTGATAAGTTAATTACTGCATCTGAGTCAGATACGACTGCTGGAACTTTTACTGTTACGACTTCTGCGACAGCTGCAACTGGTTATACTAATATTTCTACGGACGCAATATTTACTGATACCCGCGCAGATACAAGTGCATATGCGGCTAGTGGTATTCCAGAAACACTTGATCAACCTACTACAATTACCAACTTTTTTCTTCATAGGAGAAATCAAGGGAGTGATGGATTTGGAAGTTTAACAACTCCACTGATTATTGCAGATAGCGGTCAGACACTAACCGCACAGACAACAGAGTCAGTAATTGAAGGATTATTTTTAGAATGGATACGAGAAACTGCTTCTGAATCATCAGATGGTTATAAGATTGTTTATTCACTGGCAACATCTGGTGGTAATACAAGAGGTACTGCTATGGTTGATACAAGACTAAATGGCGCTGGTAATTACCAAACCAGACAGGTTAGTGATGATTATCGTTCACAGGAATTTCCAAATGGTAGTGCTGCGACAATTACAACTACTAATTTGAGAATAACCAAGGCATAGTCAACGATGATGTATAAATACTAATACAGATTAGAGGAATCGAACAATGACAGCAATCATAACAGAAAAATTTAGACTTCATAATGCGACACAGTTTCAAGAGTCGTTTTCTGAAGCTGCGCCAAACAAATACTATATGTTGATTGGTAAGGCAACACCATTTACTAGTGGTACAACTGGCGGTACAGATGCATCTCCACCTACACCTGCTGATGACGTATCTAGTGAATATTATGTCTGGGATCAGACAATTGCAGGTAAAAATATCACATCTAGTGATGTTGCCTTTGCGGTTCCTCGCCGTGATTGGGCAAACAGCACAACTTACGATATGTATGAAGACAATGTTAGCTCTTCAAATCTGTCTACCTCTGGCGCATCTAGTATTTACGATGCGACATTTTTCTTTCGTACCTCTGCAAATCGTGTATACAAAATTCTAGATAATAATGGTGGAACTGCATATTCTGGTACTGAACCAACTTCAGAGTCCACATCACTATTTGCACAAGGTGGTTATGTTCTTAAATATATGTACACGATTACCGCAGCAGAACAAACAAAGTTCTTGACAACAGACTTCGTGCCCATCAGTACGGACAGCACGGTAAGTGCGGCCGCTGTTGATGGTAAGATCGAAAGCGTTATTGTTACTGCTGGGTCTGGATATACTGATGGCACTTACTTTGTTGGAGTGAACGGAGACGGAACAAGTGCTGGAACATCTTCTGGCGCGGTTATTTCCTTTGTAGTCTCAAGTGGTTTAATTGCAAGTTTCGGTCTTACTTCTGGAACTGATACTATTGTTCATGCCGGAGGTGCTGGATATACTTACGGAACAGTTACACTTACAGACGACACGGTTTTTGCAAATACAGCATTGACCACAGCTGTTGATGCTGGTGATATTGATAATGGTAGTGGTGGTGTAATTCAGATTGTGATCAGTCCAAAGGGAGGACATGGTTCTAACGCGGTCAACGAACTTGGTGGTCACTATGTAATGTTAAACACATTATTCGTTGGTGCTGAACGTGATGACCTTCTCACTGGAAATGATTTCCGTAACATTGCGATTGTCACTGACCCAACAACTTTTGGAACATCAACAATAGCATCAGACACAACAATTCGTCAAACCTATGCAGTAAAACTGACAAGTGTTAGTGGTACATTCACTGCTGATGAGAAAATAACACAGGCTACAACACTTGCAGTTGGTAGAGTGGTTGAATGGGATTCTACAAATTCAATTCTTTATTATCAACAGGAAAAATATACCGATTATGGTACAAACTCAGTTGGTGCTTATGTTGCTTTCTCTGGTACAAATGCAATTACAGGCGCTACTTCCAGCGCTGTAGGAACTCCAGACTCAGGTGCAGACAGCGCAGTAACACTTGCGAACGGGTTTACTATCACATTTTCTGATGGTTATTGCAATCCAGAACTTCAATCAGACAGTGGGAATATTATTTACAACGAAAACAGATCACCTATCTCCCGTGCAACAGACCAGACGGAAGACATCAAAATCGTAGTGGAATTCTAATATGACACAAAAGAC